GTTGCCGATTTCGATCAGTCGATGCTGCTTCAGGTGTTCACGATGCTGTGAGCGCGAACTGATCCACTCGCCCGTCTGCATGCTCTGATAGCCCTTGATGTCGGGCATGATCATCGGCGCTACGGGTTCGCGGCGGCGGTACTCCTCCTTTGGGATTAGCTCAAGGGTTACGGGGTCTTGTACGTAGACTTTTCTCATATGTGTCCTTACCGGAAGGGGATGGGATTACAACTTCGGCAACAGGCCAACGTCTCGGCACCAATCTTCTGGCCCAAGCACTGAGCAAGTTCCGTCAAGGTTCTTTGGCGAAAGATAGTCGAACATCTGCTTCAATTCTTCCCACCAGATCGCAAGTGCGGCAGAACCGATACGGGCGTCGAAGTAAGCCACCGATGCCGTACCAACGGCAGTCCCCAAAGCCAGCGCACGCGCCCTGTACGCCGATGGAGACTCCGAGCCGCTGCGTGCAATTGGTGCGCCAGCAGTTCCTGTGACGTTTGCCGTGCGGTCAGCATCAATTCGGGCAGAAGACAACACGCCATGCCAGTACAGCCATGACGTGCAGCCGTAGGTGATCGCACGATCAATTATTGGCTGAATAGCTGTCCAGTTCAGTTGGTCGAGGCCAGTCGCTGGCAGTCGGAAAGGGTCTTTCACCCCGCCCTCTGGAAACACATAACGCCCATCGGTTGCGCCGTTGCGGTTTGCCACATACCCCGCCCGCGCAAGCTCCCGAATCATCAGGGCGCTGCTGGAATTGTTGTTCGCCACCCATACTTTCGTGCCGCGAACAAACCCAAGGGCGGCAAGGCCATCGCGTGTGCCTTCGACGGCGGCACGCATCGTTGCCTCGTCAAAAACGGTCGATCCTAGAGGGCGGTCAACGAGGTCATCACCCGTAATTTCAACGCCTGCGGCAGATGCGCGCCTGTAGCCGTCAAGTGCCGCGCCAGTGAGGCCAGATAGATATTGCGCGAGGTAAGTTGGCAGGCCTTTTGACGCGGCGTAAGCCATAGCCGAAAACAGCATTTCAGGGTTCGCGTTGTCGCTCCCCAGCACAAAACATGGCGTGCTGCGCCCCCCTCGGCGCACTGCCTTAAACTTGAGTGTTTGTCCGGAAAACTTGTTCATCCGAAACCGGAAATACTTGATTAGCGCCGTCCTATCTGCGCCAGTACCCGCGTTTACACCCGTGTTAATCACACCGGGCCAAGCCCCGCAAGCGGCATCCGTTGCTGCGGTTGCATCCCATAAATTTCGGACATACTTTTGCCCGCCTTTCTCTTTGGTTTGCGCCGTGGTCTGATCGCAAACCCAGACCCGCACTTGTTGAAGGTTTGTAGGAAACAAATTGACTGCGTCATTCCCAAAATCAAAAAAGATTGAAAAATTGACTTTGCTGGTGTCCGGTTCTGGCAGTCCGAACTCAAACGCTATCCCATCGTCGTCGCTGATGTTCAGGCCAGTGGCGTTGTAGATGCGGAACTCGGCGGTGTCGGTGTTGGGCGTGAACTCCAGGCAGGCTGTGCCGTCATACCAGCCGGTCGGGTTGTGGGTGATCGTGCCAGTCGATTGCACGGCCAGATTGCCAGCGCTTGCATAACTGCCCGATCCGCTGAAACTCGCTCCAGCGGGCAGTCCGCTGACGGCCATCAGGTCGAATGCCTCCGCACCCAGCATGCTGCGCACGACCTTGCCCCCACTTGTAAGGCGATTTCCATCCCCTGACACCAGGGATGTGCCATCAGCTGATAGGCGCACTGGCTCGGAGTCCGGCGGCGTCAGCGCGCCATCCGTATCCGTCGCATACCCAGCGCCCACCATGGCCGCGCCAAACGCATCGGAGACCGTGTTTGTGCTGCCTGCCGTCAGCAGGCTCCCAGACTCGCCCATGCGGGCCTGGTTCATCGTGATACGCATTGTCATGTCTACTCTTTTGATGTTGCGTTGGCTTGGCCCGCAGCGGCTCCAGCTGCTGCGGCAAGTTGTTGGGGGTTGGGTGTGCCGGCCAGCTCGACGCCCAGGCGCTTGCGCATGTCGGCGGCGGCTTTGATCTCGATCAGCAGATCTTCGTAGTCCAGGCCGAGCTTGGCAGCCACGGACTGCGGGGACTTCAGGCCAGCGTTGATGGCGTTGATGTCTGCCTCGATGTCGGCGCGGGGGTCGACCCACTCCCAGCGGCGGCCCTGGAAGGTGTGGGCCATGAACTTTTCACGCTTGGCCAGTGGCAGCGCGCTGCCGTTGGGCATGGTGATCTGGCCAAAGCTCAGCGCGGCGGCCATGAACTCGGTGTGGATGCGCTCCATCACCGCGCCTACAAACCATTCCTGGATCACCATCCAGCTGTCGCGCTCCTCGAGCGTGCCGCTGCGGATGCTGGAGAAGCTCACGCCCTCCAGGTCGTTGGCCAGCGCGTGGTAGGCCACCCCCAGGCCAGACGCGGTGCCGCGCAGGTTGGCCTTGATGAAGTCGGCGAACATCGCCGTGGGGTATTCCGGGTTGAAGGGCGTGAACTGGACGCCCTCGGGCAGGCTTTGGAAGGTGCCAGCGTCTGCGTCCATGGCCAGCGGCTGTTCGTCGCCCTCGGTGCCGTCGTCGATCTTGCCGGTGCTGAGCACCTCGGCCTGGCCGTCTGGTGTGGTGAAAAAGCCCATCTTGCTGGCGCCGACGCGCGCAGCGATGATGGCGGCCTCCTCATACCCGCCCCGGTTGTTCAGGCGCATCATGGCGGCATGGGCCCATGGCACGCCGCGCACCTGCTCGGCGTCGTCGCTGATGAAGGCGTGGATGATGTCAGCCGCGTCGAAGCGCTCATGGGTGGAGAGGCTGGCGCCGGCGACCACGCCGCCATAGACATCGCCCGGGTTCTTGATGCGCAGCCAGTAGGCCAGCGGGCGGTTGTAGCGGTTGACCTCGATGCCCATGCGGATGGCGTTCACGCCAGGCGCCTCGGGGCGCTGGAGCTGCGTGTCCAGCCGGTTCACGTCCAGGAGCTGCAGGGCCAGGCCGAAGGGGTTGCCAGCCTCCGCGCCGCGCACCAGGTGGATAAGGCATTCGCCGTCACGGGCGACGGCCTTGATGTTGATCTGCAGCAGGTCGTTCAGGCGGTTTCGGCCTGCCACGTCGCAGACCTTGGACCAGCGCTGCCAGGCGGCCTCGATGGCGTCATTGCCCAGCTGGTCGGGCTGGCCTGGGCTGTTGTACACGCGGGCCTGGAAGCGAAAGCCGGCCGGGCCCACGACGTTGGTGCAGACCATGCTGAGCCAGCGTTTGACGTACTCATCGTTTTGCGCGAGCTGGCGTGATCGGGCGCGCAGTTTGTCCAGGCTGCGGAAAATGTCGGCGTTGGCGCTGGAGTTGTGCACAGACCAGCCGTGCGTCAGCCTGTTGACTTGGGCGGCGGCGTAGTTGCGCTGCTGCACCTGGCGCGGCGCTGGCTTGGCGACCAGGGCGCGCATGATGCGCGACACGATGCCCGGGCGCTGGGTGGTTGGCATCATCGGGCGGTGAACCTTGTGAATAGCAGGTTTTTGGGCGCCAGGCCGGCCTTGAGGCGGGCGACGTTGTCTTCGCGGGCGACTTCGGCCCTGAGCTTGTCGCGCCATGCCATGAAACTGGAGGGGTCGGCAAAGCGCTGGCGGCGGTCGCCAATCTGGTACTCCTGCAGGTAGGCTTTGGCGCCGTAGGTGGCCAGGGCAAGATCGGCAGCGTCCAGGGCCTTGCGGGCAGCGCTGCGGGTGTCGAGCAGGGTCGCGGCGGCCAGGTTCTGCAGGATGGTGATGCGGCCCTGGGTGATGGTGTAGCGCTCCGCGCCCTTGGTGACTGTCGACTGCCAGGTATACGTGCCTGGAGCCCAGGCGGCGGTGGTGCTGGCTGCGACGCTGACGGAGTGCTCTGCGCCGCTGGCGGTGGCGGTGATGGTGATCTTGCTGGTGGCGTTGATCAGCGTGTAGGCCAGGACCCAGGAGTCATTGGCAGGGTAGTCGCCGAGAGACTTTGTCCACGCCGCAGTGTCACCGGCGGTGATGGACTGCGGCTCGATGGTGGGGATGGCTACGGTCATGGTGGCAAGGGTGCACCAGGCGGCGCCAAAAGTTCAGGGGGA